TTGGCGGCGAGGTACGCGACTGCGTCCTTGTGCGTTTTCTTGACAGCGTAGCCTTTGGCTACGTCCGTGAGTGTGCAACCCGCGAAAGGGCTTGCTTGGATTGCTTCGATTGCGGTTTCTCGTGTGAGTGTCATGTGCGTTTCTCCGTTGTTGATTTGACGTTGATCGTCACACTAAAAGTTCCTTCGGAACCGCATGTGTCACGACCCGAGATCGGCAACCGAGCCGACCTCTCAGCCTAAAAGTTCCTTCGGATTGCACACACGCGTACACGAGGGACGACACCGCCATGGTGGATTTGTAAGCTGTTGAAATGATTGAGGGTGAGGTCTTTCAGACCATCGTTTGTGCGCTCGCGGGGATCAGTTCCAAAACGTGCGCCCGCAAATACACACAAACACCCCTACGAAGGGAGATGAAATGCAACAAAATCAGCAGGTTAGCCTCGCATGTGTCACATGTGTGACGCAGACGCACGAATCCGCAAGTGGGGGGGGCGAGGGGTCGACCCGCCGCCGGAGTCCCACGCGATCACGTCACCTCCCCACCCCTTTTACTAAGCGCAGCAAAATTTCAAAACGTCCATGACAGGGAGTACAGTAGAAATAACGTGCCAGAACTGCGGAAAAGAGTTCTCAACCAAGGCTTACCATAAAGATCGACGCAAATTTTGTTCAATGGAGTGCAGAAGGACGGCTCCACACTTAAAGAAGGCCAGTGAAATGACATCATTAACCACAACACATAAACTAACCCCCGCAGAAAGCGGAAAGATCAGGGCCGAGATAGCCACATATATGCGAGATCAGCTAAATGACGCGCATCAGGTGGTAATGGGGGCTAAAGAATGGAACCCTACACAGGCTAGGGTCTTCGGAATCCTACTAAACAAAGTAGTTCCAGACCTAAATGCCAACTTTCACCAACATGAACACACAACAAAGTCTCTAACCGACTTATCTCGTGATGAATTGGAAGCAATAGCGCAGGGAGTTTCGGAAATAGAGGTAGAAGGAGGCACAGTAGTAGACCATGAAGATTAAAAACGTACAGAAAGACGCGCTTGAGTCGAACATAACGGTAAGTGAGCTAGGCAACGCCATGTCTCAACTGGATTTAAAGTCGGTTCCAAAAGATAGGGCGGCAGAAGCCATTAAAGATCATCTGATGAAAGTCATGGCGGACACAATCAAGGACAAAGAGAAGGCGCAGGAGATACACATCAGCAGAATCCTAAAGAAAAGATGAGTAGATCATTATCACAGGCGCAAGTAGCCAAGTATTTAATTAAGATACGAGATGCTCAAGAGAGTTTTGAGTCATTTGTACGCTTAATGTACCCAGATTGGGAGTTAGCCGACTTCCAGTTAGAGTTGATTGACGCGCTAGATAAGCTAGAAAAGGATGAGTTGGGCGCAAATAACCTCCTCATAACGATGCCACCTCGCCATGCGAAGTCTACTTTTGGCACCGTTCTGTTCCCCTCCTACTACATGGCTAGAAATCCCAGTCGATATGTAATGTCCTGTAGCTACAACAGCCAACTGGCTACTGACTTTGGGCGACAGGTAAGATCGGTTGTTGAGAATAAGCAGATCAATCAAGCCTTTCCAGACTTTACATTATCAACAGAAAGCCGTGCTGCTGACGTCTGGCGGACAGATATTGGCGGAGCTTACTTCGCTGTTGGTGTTGGGGGTACAACCTCTGGTCGACCCGCGAACCTTCTTCTCGTAGACGATCCAATCAAGTCACGTGAAGATGCAGAGTCTATGACTCAGAGGAACAAGACTTGGAATTACTATGCCTCTGCACTGTCTACACGTCTTCAGCCCGAAGGTGATGGCACTGTATCAAAGCAGATAATAATCCTAACCCGTTGGCACCCAGATGATCTGGCGGGCAGATTGATGGACAGCGAAGACTGGAAGGAGGGAAGGTGGAAGCACATTAACTTCCCTGCGATAAAGTCTGTACCCGGAGCGAAGGTAAGTAGACGTATGCTTCCCGAAAAAGATCCGAGGTATGTATCGCCAGAAGAGTACAGAGCACTGTCTCCCGGCAAGCGTAATGTTGTTGCGTCTGAGGATGAGGCACCTTTATGGCCCGATAGATTCCCCCTAGAAGATCTAAAGAGACGACAGCGTCTAAACCCACGAGAGTTTGCCTCACTGTATCAACAGCAGCCATATATAGAGGGCGGTAACCTTATCAGGACAGAATGGTGGCAGAACTACCCCAAGGACTTAGCCCCAGAGAAATTTGTATCTCTTGTGATAACTGCCGACACAGCGTTCAAAAAAACAGAAACCGCAGACTATAGTGTCCTAGTTGTTGCGGGTGTCGATACTAATGGCGACATGTATATAGTAGACTTACTCAGAGGTAAGTGGGACTTCCCAGAATTAAAACAGCGTATGATACGTCTGAATAATCACTGGAGGGGGAAGGGTCTCAGGGCAATGTATATTGAGGACAAGGCAAGTGGCCAGTCCTTGATACAGGAACTCAAAAGAGAATCTGGAATGTCGGTGATCCCGTATAAGGTGGTCAACGATAAAGTTGCCAGAACAAATTCGGTTCTCCCAATCATAGAGGGCGGCAGAGTGTTCTTGCCAGAAGAGTCACCTTGGTTGGATGACTTTATAGACGAAGCAGTTAGCTTCCCTAACGGCAATCATGATGACCAAGTAGACGCCATAGTTATGGCTATAGACGTCTTATCTCGCACCTCAATATCACCCGAAGCATGGTCTCTGCATTCGGACACGTCACAATCCCTAAACAATAACAAACAAGATTTCGGCAAGTCCCTGATGAAGAGCGTAAGGGGTGTCACTTCCAAGTGGCAGGGATGGGGTTTGTAAGGACGACCATCTTACGCGTGTCAGTTATCTTTGGCGTATAGAAACAGCAGGTAGCTCAAATGACTCCACAAACAAATTACAGGTCAGCAGAATATCAATCAGGCCCGAATGAAGGGGTAATAGTTGATTTGTCAGAACACGCTGAGAAACTCATCAACTACGAAGATATATCTGACCTGCTAACCGAGGAGCAGGAGCGACGGCTTGTGGACTATGTAAAGTCTATGGCCGACATGTCTTACTTTAAAATAAGGAAAAGATATGACCATTGGAAAGAAGCTGATCGTGCTCACGACGTGTATGTTCCTGCGGACACTACAGAGTTTCGGGAAAAGGCAGTTATGGCCGACACCCGCGCCATTGCTGATACCGTGCTTACATATCTCATGGCTGCGATGGGCGGACGAAATCCGATGTTTCAGCTTGAAGGACTTAACAGGAAATCAAGAAACGCATCACTCATTCTTGAAAGAGTGCTGCATCAACAGATGCGAAGAACCGCAGGAGAAGCAAGACTAGCCCAACTTCTTTTAGATAGTATTCGATATGGGTTTGCTCCGACAAAAATTGTGTGGGATGCAAAGTCCAATCAAAACAAGCTAGTCAACTTCGATCCACGGAGATGCTTCCCAGACCCCAGAGTTAATTGGGGCGATTTTGAGAACATGCAATTCGTAGTCTTTGCTGACTACATGTCTTACAGTGCTTTGTTGAACAGTGGGCTTTACCCAAAGCTGCGGAAGTATCCGGCACTTCGTCATAAGATCTCTCCTCCCCGAAACTCTTGGAATGCCCACCATTGGCATAAAGAAGAGGGCCGTGGTTTATCCATAGACCCTGCACAGCCAAATCAGCGCGAGAGGATGGATCACTCTTATTACACTCTAGGAGATGCTAGGGTGGTAGACGAAGCGTGGGTCAAGCTATCGGGACATGAGATAGGTATTCCATCTATTGACCAGATATTCTTGGTCATAACAATCATGGATGAGAATGTTGTTATTCGGTTCCAACTGAATCCGTATGGTCAACAATTCCCTGTAGTCTTTGGCGGACTGTATCAGGATAGCCATAAGACTTACGGTCAGTCTTTGTATGACCTCATCTTACCGATGCACGACATTGCTACATATCTAATGAGGTCTCGCATAGACAACATTAGTGCTGCGCTAAATAACTTAATTTTTGCAGACCCAACTCAGGTTTCTATACCAGACTTAATAGACCGAAACCCGTGGGGTATTGTCAGGACTCTTCCCGGCAGTAAGCCCGGAGACGGTGTCTTTATAGCGCAAGTGCCAGATGTCACTCGTGGGCATCTTAACGATATAGGCCAGATGTCAGAACTGAAGCAGCGCGTCAGCGCAGCGTCAGACGCACAACAAGGTATGCCGACCTCAGACGGAATCCGAACAGCAACGGAAATACAGCGTTTAACACAACTCGGATCTCAGAGGCTCGGTGTACTCTCTCGAATTATGTCTGCCACCACAATCAGGCCAATGGTCAGAATGATGGTCGCAAATATTCAGGACAGTTTATCCATGGAGGGATCTATCAAGATAGATCAGCAGAACATGCCGAACCAACTATCTGGCATGGTTGAGGATGGATACCTAGATTACGACGTCTCTAAAGATCTACAGGGTGATATTGATTACCTAGTGATCGACGGGACACTTCCCTTGGAGCCAACTCGTAACGCTGAGACATGGATGAACATGCTTCAGATCATGAATCAAACTGGTCTGAACATGGAGTACAACGCAGGTCAGATAGCGGAGGAAGCTATCAGGGCTATGGGTATAACTGACATGGATCGCTTCCGTGTTGACCAGAAGCAACTCCAATCCCAAGGGCCAAGTCCGTCACAGCAGATGATGATGATGGAGAAAATGCGTGGTGCGTCTGTTCAACCCCAAGAAAATATCGACCAAGAAGTGCAGAAGGGCAACCTCGTACCGATCTCTGAGGCGAGGAAAAGATAATGTCGAAGAAGGTACTGGCAAAGAATGTAGACCCGGCGGTCACCGCGTACATGGCGGCTGTAGAAGTCGAGTTGGCAGAATCCTTAAATCCTTTCAAGGAATTAATGTCCGAGCAAAAGAAGCAAGTTGGCAACTTACAAAAAGAATTAGAGCAATTAAAGGAAAGCGCAGGTTCTACCGAAAGCAGCATCGCAGCAGTAGAAATGAAAACTAAGCGTCTTATCGACAAGGCCGTGGGCGGAAGAGACACCCAAGACAGCGTATGGAAGGACGACGCTCAAGAGGTCATCGACGCAATAGAGGCCCGCGTTTCGGTTTTTGAAAGGCGAATGGATGAGATGGAAAGGAAGCTGTCCCGTTATTTCGACAAAGAGAAGTACGCAATAACCAAGGGGATTATTACTCAGATTATTAACGAGGAGAAGCTAAATGGCTGAAACAAGACCGATAGGTGAACAGCTTCGCTTTGTCTCTCAGTTCACTGGCGAGCACATACTTGATGATTATCTTGAATCCTCTGAGATAGGCAGTCGTAAATTAAACGACTTGCTTGGAGATATATTCTCTTCGACAGATGGCGCGTTCCGATCAGACACTTTCCAGTTCCGAGAAGATCCTGCTAATCCCGGCACGTTCCAAGTACGCATTGGCCAGTTTATTAATGCGGACACAGGATGGCAGACAATAACATTCACTGACTTTGCTCAGTATGTTGCTGATGCCCTGTCATACAAGAATGCGGCTGAGACTGCAAAACTAGCTGCCGAGAGTGCGAGAGATGATGCGCTTCCTGTTATTAACAATATCACTAGCGTCATTACGACTGCCAACGACATTGCTAATATCAACACTGTTTCAGGACAAATAACTGGCACCAAGACCTACGCGGTTACGGCGTCGGGTGGCAAGTTCTTTCTTGACGGAACAACGAACCCGCAGATTACAATCAAAGAAGGACACACGATAACATTTGATTTGTCGGACTCTTCTTTGTCCAGTCATCCATTCCGATTAAGTGAAAGTGAAAACAACTCTGGTTCAAACCAATATACAACTGGGGTCACCATTACAGGCACTCAAGGGTCATCCGGGGCCAAGATTGAGATAGTCCCTACGTCTACCACGCCTCGAACGCTATGGTATTACTGCACAGCTCATGCGGGCATGGGAAATTCCATATCTGCTGTAGAGCACAATCTTGATCTTTTAGCGTCAATCAACGCTAAAATTACTATTGCAGCAGATACGGTAGCCCCCTCGATAGGGAACGTAGACATTGCTGCCACAAATATTACGTCTATCAATACAACGGCTTCCAATATTGCTGATGTAAATACCGTTTCTGCTGACATCGCGAATGTTAGTGCTGTCGGAAGCAGTATCACTAACGTCAACACGATAGCGACGACAGGTAACTTGAACGCCGTTCTGACGGTATCAAGCGCAATCACGAACGTGGGTGCCGTTGCCGGAAACATATCAGACGTTAATACGGTAGTAGCCAACATCAATGATCTGAACAGTGTTGCCAGTGAGATTGGTGGATCGGGCGATATTAATATTGTTGCCGGAAATATTGGGGCAGTTAGTCAGGTATCCACAAACATCACGGCTGTTAGTACCGTGGCATCGAATATTGCTGCAATTCAGAACGTCTCATCAGACTTACTGGAATCCATATCTGAGATCGACACAGTAGCCGCATCAATAACAAACGTGGATGCGGTGGGAACAAACATCGCGGATGTAACCACGGTTGCCAATACATCGAACCTTACGAACATACAGACGGTTTCATCTAGCATTACCGATGTAAACGCACTGGCTACGGTTGCTACAAAGATCGGGACTCTTGCTGATATTGAGGATGGGACGACAGCAACAAATGCGCTGACGGGTCTTCACTCTAATCTGGCCACTATCCAGTCTCTAGGAACTAACATCACTGATATTGTAACGACGTCAAACAATATCTCATCAGTTATATCGACAGCTAATAGCATCGTGAATGTAAACACTGTGGCCCCTCATGTCGGGACTACAGGAAATATTACGAAAGTCGGTAACTCTATCAATGATGTCAATTTGATTGTGCCACGTCTGGCAAACATCCAGACTTTAGCGGGAGGAACCAACCTCGCTAATATTCAGACAGCCGCGTCTAACATCACGGATATTGTAGCGGCAGCAACAAACATCTCAGACATCGCGACAGCAGCGACCTATGTGAGTCAAATCATTGAGGCTCCTGCGTATGCTCAAGATGCAGAGAACTACGCAGTTCATGGCGTCAACTCCACATTCACAGACCGTGACGGAAATGTTAATTACTCAGCTAGACACTGGGCTTCTGTAGCACAGTCTGTGGGTAATGCGTTCACAACATTTCAAGGTGATGAGCGAACCACAGGCGATACGGACGACATCACCGCCAATGGTGCGGCAGACTCTATTCAATTCATAGGGCTTGGCGGTGCTAAAGTTAGGACAGATCAAACCAATAAGGACGTTTATATAGATAGCCGCTCCGTGGCTATGGCAATAGCACTAGGGTAAAAAAACATGGCAAGTTATCAATTTAAAAATGCAACGGCAGATTCTATCGGGACAACCCCAGTAGACATCTACACCGTACCGTCTCCAAAGAAATCAATCATGATAGGTTGTAGTGTTTCCAACACAACGGGAGCCAGTCTCCCCGTAGATGTTCGGCTGATAAAAGCAGACAGTTCAGTAATAACACTGGCGAGCGCAAAGAGAGTGGACGGTGGGACGACCCATGATTTTTTAAGTGGTAAAAAGCTAGTAATGCAATCTGGTGAAAAAGTCCAAGTCGTATCAAAGACAGCTAATTCTCTTGATTGTGTTGTGTCTGTTTTGGAGGACGTGGATTAATGTCAAATGAATATGGTCTGTACGAGGGTACAGAATATGCCGATAAGACCTTTTACGGTTTTAAACTTTATAAAACAGGTGATTTAAACGTCGATGTCATTAACGACGGGACGACACCAGTACGCCTTCCAGACGAAAATATCATCGACCCAGAGGATTATAGGCAGTGGTTTTGGTCAAAAGCTACTGTGACGTTCCGATGGGATAATGGTCACTTACTAATGGAAATGATATGAGCCAGATAATCGACTTAGGAAAACTACGTTTCTATTTCGCAGGTGACTGGGCTTCCACCACCACCTACGAATTGAACGACATCGTTAAATACGGTGGTAATATTTATGTATATACATACGGCTTAAAGACTGACTCCCATCTGCCTACGGATACTTCGTACTGGGCATTGATGGTTGAGGGATTTAAGTTCCAAGCCGTTTACGACAACACAACTGCATACAGAGTTGGAGATGGTGTTACCCATGGTGGTAAGGTCTACATCTGTATTCTTGACACTACAGGCAATACCCCGCCAAACGCTACCTATTGGTCGCTGTTTGCGGACGGTATTCAATGGGAAGGCGTTTATGATAACGCGACCCCATACCAAAAGAACGACATTGTTTCCTATGGCGGGCAAACGCTTTACATGGCGAAGATGGATACCACAGGTAACCTGCCGTCTAATGCGACCTACTGGGATGCTTTCATATCTGGAATATCTTCAGAAGGTGTCTATAACAACGCCACAGCATATGTGAAGAATGATGTTGTTGCTTATGGCGGTAATCTTTATCGCGCCACTGGAGACACTACAGGAAACCTACCGAGCGACACTGCGCACTGGGTTACATACCTTGGTGGTGTAAAAGCTCTTGGGGCATACAATCCGGCAACAGCTTACGCATTAAATGATGTCGTGAATTATGGTGGCGGACTATATCGAGCAACCACAGAGACAACAGGCAACCTTCCGTCAGACGCGGCGAAATGGGAACCTTATGTTGTAGGGTCAGACTTCAAGGGAGCTTATGATCCCGCGACTGCATACGTTTTGAATGATGTGGTAACTTATGGCGCAAACACATATACAGCTAAAGGCGATACTACGGGAAATCTCCCAACGAGCACTGCTCACTGGGATGTCTATTCTTCTGGCATTTCGCCACAAGGGGCATACAACAACGCCTCGGCTTATGTGCCTAATGACCTCGTTGCTTATGGTGGATCTCTTTATAAGTGCATTTTGGAATCAACTGGGAACCTCCCAACTGATACAACTTACTGGTCTGTATTCCAGACAGGTATAAATCCAAAGGGTGACTGGGGCACAGGAACAGAGTATGAGCCGGGAGACGTCGCCACGTATGGCGGTAATACTTTCCGCGCTTTACTAGCCCACGCCTCAACCACCTTTGCCGCAGACTTAGCCGCAAACAAGTGGCAGAAGTATAATGGCGGCGTAGACTTCAAGGGCAGTTGGTCAACGGCTACAGCATTTAAGGTAGACGATATTGTTAAAGAGGGTGTGTCTTCTTACATAGCTCTAGCAGATCACACGTCTGCTACATTCGCTACCGATCTAGCCGCAGCTAAGTGGCAA